CGAGGGTCGGGTATACCAAAATCCTGATGGCGGCGGCGGCGTACTTTCTCGAGCACAAGAAACGGTCCGGCGCGATCTACCAACCGACCGACGGCGACGCTAAATCGTTTTCGAAATCCGAAGTCGATCCGATGATTCGAGACATGCCGGTGCTGCGCGAGGCGCTGATCGGCGACCCGGACAAACGCGGCCGCAGTAACACGCTCGAACTCAAGGAGTTTCTTGGCGCGCTTTTATACGTTCGCGGCGGGCACTCGTCAGGATCCTTTCGACGGCTAACGATCGATTGGGTTTTTTATGACGAGTTAGAGGGGTTCGAGCACGATATCGACGGCGAAGGCGACCCGGTGATGTTAGGCGATGGCCGGATCACTAACTCGCCTTTTCCGAAGTCGGTGCGCGGATCGACGCCGAGACTCCGAGCAAATTCGCTGATCGAGGGTGAGGCGGAACGGGCGCGCCACTATTTCCGGTACCGGATCCCATGCCCGGATTGCGGTGCAGCTCAGGCGCTCGCGTTCGCTCAAATTCGATGGGACAAGGACAACCCCGCCTCCGTTCGATACGTTTGCGAGTATTGCGAGGAGCGTTGGTACTACCGCGATCTGTACCCGCTCCTCGAGTCGGGGTTTTGGTCGACCGATGACGGTCACGTGATCCGAGGTGATCTGTTACTCGATCCCGAAGGGATGCCGATCGACTGGCCTCGTCATATTGCCTTTCACATCTGGGCCGCTTACTCGCCATTCTTCACATGGCAGGAACTGGTCGAGGAGTGGCTCGAGGCATCGACCGCGAGCAAAGGCGGCGACGTTCGCAAGCTTAAAACCTTCACGAATACGCGGCTTGCGGAATCCTGGGAGGAAGCGGGCGAGCAAGTCGAATACGACGCGCTTTACGCCAGGCGCGAGGCGTACACCAGGCCACCGAAAGAATGCCTGATGCTCACCGCGCAATTTGACGTCCAGGACAACCGCCTCGAGGGCGAAATCGTCGGGCACGGTCGCGGCGAGGAGTCTTGGGGGATCGAGTACCGGGTGATATACGGCGATCCGGCACAGCCGGAGGTCTGGCAGGATCTCGAGGACGTGATCCTGCAGAAATTCCAGACCGAGGACGGCCGCACACTCGGCATTGCCGGCGTGGCGATCGACACCGGGTATCTCCCCGATCACGTTTACCAGTTCTGGCGGCGCACCTCGCACCCTCGAGTGTTTTGCCTCAAGGGCGCCGGCGGTACCGACAAGCCGATCGTATCGTCGCCGGTCGAGAGGAAATCCGGGAAATCGAAAGCACCGGTACCGCTATTCATGATGGGCGCCGACGTGTGCAAGTCGATCGTATACAAGCGGCTGCGGATCGACGGACCGGGCGCGGGGTACTGCCATTTTCCGGAGTCTTACGGCGAGGACTATTTTCGCGGCCTCACCGCCGAGCGGCGGGTACTCCGGCACCGCCGAGGGTTCGAGGTGGTGGAATGGATCAAGACACGACCGCGAAACGAACAGCTCGACGTGCGATCAATGGGCGTCGCGACGCTGGCGATTCTAAATCCGGTATGGGATGCACTCGACCCGGACAACGCGCCACCGCCAGGCGAGGCCAGGCCGAGCGCGTATGAGCAACGATTCACCGTCCGCACCAGGGCGAAACACCGCAACCGAGGATTTCCGAGAGGATGGCAACGATAGCTCTAGCACCACCGCGCGCGTTTGTCGTCGGATCGACCGTGCAATGGCGGATCAAGGACGTCGACTATCCGGCGCCGGATTGGGTGGCGACGCTCGCCTTTGTAGCATCGTCAGACTCTCAGGTGATCACCGCCACCGACAACGGCGACGGTACGCACCTGGTCGAGATCGACGACGCGGCGAGTGTGCTTTTCGTCCCTGGCATTTACCGATACCAGGTCAACGTTACCGATGGCTCGAATCGATTTTCGATCCGGACCGGCGTTATCGAGGCACTCCCGAATTATGCCGACGCCGGCGACGGCCTCGACGATCGGAGTCCGAATGCCCGCATATACGACGCAATCACCGCGATCCTGGTCGGAAAGGCGAGTACCGATCAATCGTCTATGTCCGTCGAGGGGCGCTCACTGAGCCGCTATTCCTGGGAAGAATTAATGTCTGCTCGAGGCGCACACGCGCACATGCTGACCGATGACGAGCGGCTCGCGCGCGGATTCATGCCACGAGGCGCGCAGCGCGTGAGGTTTACCCGATGAGCTTTATTGATCGAATTCTCGGCCGACCTGAAAGATCGACCACCAGGTCGCCGGGCCAGCTCGGCAACCTCGGCGGCAAGGTGATCGATCGGCCGCGTCGATCGATCAATCGATCCTTTCCGGCTGGTGAATGGTCGGATCTTACGAGCGATTGGTCGGTGTCTCCGGTCACCTCGTTTTCGCTGATCCATAACAACCTGAACAACCTCCGATCACGATCGCGCGCCGAGGTCCGAAAAAATGACTACGCTCGCCGGGCGGTGGGCATGATGAAAAACGGCATCATCGGGCCGGAGGGGTTTCAGCTCCAATGCCAATTTGAGGACCCGCGCGGGAGCGATATCACCGCGAATCGCGCTTTCGAGGAGCACTGGCGGCGGTGGTCCGAGAACAAGCGAAATTGCGACTTTAGCGAAAGGTCCGACTTCAAAACGCTATGTCATCAACTTATCGGCGGGCTATGCACGGACGGCGAGTTTTTCATCCACAAACGCGAGGCGTCGGGCGAGATGGGTTTTCAGCTCGAGGTGCTCGACCCGATGCTGATCGATGTCACTTATAACGACGAGCTGAAAAACGGCAATAAGGTCAGATTCGGAATCGAACTCGACCAGCGAAACCGGCCGGTCAGATATTGGATCAACAAAGAAGGCCGCGACACCTACGCCTATTTTCACGGCGAGCGCACCAGTATCTCGGCGCAACGTATGTACCACGTCTATCTGTGCGAGCAAGTCGGGCAGCTCCGAGGCATTCCCTGGCTGGCGACGCCGGCGTATCGCATGCACATGCTCGACGGATTCGAGGAGGCCAGCATCATCAACGCGCGCGCCGGTGCCTCGAAAATGGGCTTTAAGAAACAGCGCGACCCGGAGGCATTCACCGGCGAGGCGGGTCCGAATGGCGGCGGGATCGATGAGATCGCGCCGGGCATGGTCGGATACCTCGGCGAAAACGAGGAGTGGATCCCTTACAACCCGGACTATCCGTCGAATGAATTCGAGCCTTTCGTCAAACAAATGCTTCGCGGGGTCGCCTCCGGGCTCGAACTGAGCTATCCCGGCCTCGCCAATGATCTTGCCGGCGTGAATTACAACTCACTCCGTCACGACGCGCTCGAGACTCGAGACGTATTTATGCGCGTTCAAGGATGGTTCGCCGGGTGTTTCCTTCGCGAGCTTTGGTCTGACTGGCTGAATATCCAGCTCGCGCGCGGGGTACCGATCCCGCGAACGGGCGGCGGCTATCGCGATGCGAATCTAAATAACCGGTCGAAGTATGAGCGGGTGAAATGGCAGGGCCGGCGGTGGCAATGGGTCGACCCGTTGAAAGAAGTGCAGGCGAGTCGAGAAGCGATCGCGCTCGGGATCACGAGCCGCGCGCAGGTGATCCGCGACTCCGGCCGAGATCCGGAAGAAGTATTTATCGAGGTGGAAAATGAGCGACAAAGATTCGGGGCAATGGCACCAGGGCCGGACGATAACTCGGCAAGCGACGATGACGGTGCAAAGGAAAGCGATCGACCAGAAGGCGAGGACGGTTGAGGTAGCGTTTTCGTCCGAGGAACCGATCGAGGACTATCCCGGACTATTCCACATTTTGGATCACGCGGATGGCGCCGTTGACCTGGCCAGGTTAAACGACGGCGCTCCGGTGCTGCTCGATCACGACACGCGCAGTCACGTCGGCGTTGTCGAGAGAGGCTGGATAGGCGAGGACCGCATAGGGCGGGCATTGTTGCGTTTCGGTGAAAGCGCACTCGCCACCGAGGCATTTAACGACGTGGCAGGCGGCATAAAGCGACATATCTCCGTCGGAGCGAATATCACCGGGAAGGTGTTGCGCGAGGAGGGAGGGAAAGATCGAGAGGTGTATCGGGTAATGCGGTGGCAACCGCGCGAGATATCTTTCGTACCAGTACCGGCGGACACATCCGTCGGCGTGGGTCGATCCGCCAAAGAAAACAAACCATCGAAACAACACAGGCAACCGAAAATGAGTGAAGTAAACGAAAGCGCGCTCGAACTCGAGCGCAGAAAGGCCAGCAAGGGCACCGCCGAGCTGATTAACGAAATCTATTCGATCGGCCAGGAATACAACGTCGCCGATCTCGCGAGAGAATTCGCAACCAACTCCGACAAGTTGAACGACTCCGGGATGGCTGAATTCCGGCGAAAGGCCGTCGACCTGTACGTCGAGCGAAAAAATAAGGAAATCGACGAACTCGAAAAGGGCGCAGGCGAATCGAAAACGTCGCTGAATCTCTCGAATAAGGAGACGCAGCGGTACTCGGTGACTCGGGCGCTGAATGCCGTTCTCGAAAACTCGTGGAAAGGTGCCGAATTTGAGCTTGAGTGCTCGAAAGAAATCACCAGGAACCTCGACCGCGAGCCGAATGGTTTCTATGTCCCGATGGAAG